TCAGGCGGGGCGGGGGACGGACAGGCTCGGGAACTCGAGCGGCCACGGCCGGCGGCGGGCGTACTCGGTGAGATCGGCCTTCCAGCGGCCGGAGTTCGGCTTGCGGCGGCGGGGCGTGACGTTCCAGCGCATGGCGGTGCCTCTCTGGGCGTGTGGTGGTCAAGCGGCTCGGGTGTCGGTCCGGTCGGGCACGATGCGCAGGTGACGCGGGCGGGCGGCGCGCTTGCGCTCGGCGGTGCGCTCGCGGTTCCGCTGCGAGCGCTCGTCCGGAAGGCGCCAGCCGTGTTGCGCCTCGTCCAGAACGGCGCGGCGTGCGGCCTGCTGCTCCGGCGTGTCCGTCGAGGACGTCGCCGTGCGGGCCGGGTCGTCGACAGCGGGGCGGCCGAACCTGCCGGTCGGGATGGCTTCGGCCATGAGGCGCTCGTACGGCGTCATCTCGTATCTCCTGCCGGGTGATGAGCGAGGGCCGGGCGGCCGTGACGCCTGGGGGAACGTCACGGCCGGGCGGGCTGTGTCAGAACAGGCCGGACTGCCCGGCCGCCTCGAGCGAGCGGCGCCGCTCCTCGGCCTCCTGGACGGCCTGCTGCTCGCGGAGCTGCTTCTTGAGCGGGGCCTGGCGCTGCGCCTCGGCCACCTTCCGGGCCTGCAGTTCCTCGGACGTCGACCAGCGCACCAGGACCTCGTGGTCGCCGAGGCCGGGAGCCTGGCCGCGGACGGTGCACTTGACGTGAGGGCTCTCGAGTCGGCCGGTCAACTCGGCCAGTGTGCGAAGCCAGTTCGGGCCGTACGCTCCGGCGATGACGACGAGGGTGTCCCCCTCGAGGTGCTGCCGGACGGAGAACCCGTCGACGTCGTGTCCGTCGGGGCCGGCCTTCTGCGTGGCCTCGCCCAGGCCGAGGTCGACGAGACCTCCGGCGACCAGGTGGCCGCGGATCGTGTGCGCGCGCGTGGCACGAGACATGGGGTGTTCCTCTGCTTCGTGGTTGGGGCCGGTTGCTCTCCGGCCCGGGAAGGGTGTTGCGGGAGCTGCTACCGGTCGCCGGGGGCGTCCGGGTGCACGGGGCACGGCCCGTACACGCCGGGGCGGCCGGGGATCTCCGGGTGGACATGCTGCTGGCCGGACAGGCTGCACGCGGTCGCCGGGTCCTCGTCGCAGCTCACGACGCACAGGCACGTCCAGTCACGGGTGATCCACTCGACCAGCGCGGCCCGGTACCGCTGCTCGGCCAAGGCCGCCACCTCGCCCAGGGCACGGATGGCGGGGTCGTGTAGGCCGATCGCCTCGGCGACCCACGGCACGGCGGCGATCTCCTCGGGCTTCCGGGTGCGCTGCGCGCCCTCCACGGTCTCCACGAGCCTCTCCAGCCGCACGGGCCGCCGGTCCTGGCCGGGGCCGGGCTCGATGATGCTGCGGATCGCCGCGATGGCGCTGACGAGGTTCTGCATCGCCGACATGGCGGCGCCGTCCTCGGCGTAGATCTCGGCGACGTCGACCAATTCGCGGACTTGGGTGAACCGTTCGGCGAGCTTGCTGGATACGGCGGACACGGGGTTCTCCTTGTAGGGGTGAGGGCCGGGGCGCCCGCGGCGGACGCCCCGGAAGATTTCGGGGGTCAGGCGGCGAGCAGGAGCTGCGGGTCGTCCGGCAGGGAGTTGAGGAGCGCGTTACGCCAGGCGATGGCGTACTTGGGGCAGTTGCCGCAGTGGACGTGCTTGCCCACGCACTCCGGCATCGGGGCCCGGTTGGTGGCGTTGTAGGACCAGGCCATGGAGTCGCTGCTGTAGAGCTGGTGGGCGACGCGCCGCAGACCGGTCTTCTTGAAGCCGAACCCGTGCAGGCGGATCCCCATCCCCCAGATCGTTTCGATGATCCGGGCGGCCTCGTCGGTCTGCTGCAGACGGCACACGGAGCCGATGCCGACGACCGGTTCGAGCGTGAGGTCCACACCGACCTGGTCGTACAGGTCGATGCACCGCAGGTAGTCGTCGAGGGTGCGGCCCTGGATCACCGGCATCCACGGCAGGTCGGCGTCCAGCGTCATCAGGTTGAGGAACGACGCGACGGTCTTGATCTGGTGGTCGGCGATCGTGAGGCCAGTCTTCGCGAGGATCTCGTCCTCACACATCCAGTCCTGAATGGCACACATGTCCATCAGGCCGATCTCGTCGTAGTACCGTCGCGCCGCCGCGGCGTACGTGTACGGCGAGACCGTCCATCGGCCGTGCTGCGACAGCTCCGTGAATCCGCGGGAGTCGAGCATCCACGGGGTGACGGCCCGCGGCAGGGTCTTACGGTCGGCCAGGCGCCCGTGGGAGACGCACAGCGGGATGCAGTCCTTACCGAACTCCTCGCGGGCGAGCCAAGACGGCTGATGCGTGCCCAGGTACGTCACGCGGTCGACGTCGGCGAACCAACGACGCTCGGCGTAGACGAGGGCAGGGCGCTTTGCCTTGGGCTTATCATCCGCCGCAGGGGCGGGAACGTCGAAGAGAACGGCAGCAGACACAGGGTGTTCCTCGCTTCGTGGTTCGGTCCGGCGTGCTCTCGCCGGGCAGTGGGCCGCGCGGACGCGGCTTGCGTCGCCCCAGGGAGACAGGGCAGGTGACGCGGGTTTCTGGACTTTCTGGACCGTCCACACGCGCGCGGGCGCGTACGGGGCCTCGAGGGCGCCGCCCGACCCGATCCGGCCGGACGGCGCCGGGCGAGTCAGCCGCGGGAGCTGCGGACGTACTCGACGGGGACGTTGACGCGGAACAGGGCGCCGATCACCCGGCGGGCGTTGGCGGCGGCGTCCTCGCGGCCGTCCCGCTTGCGGAACTTCTCGACGATCGCCGGGTGCGCGGGGAGGAACCCCTGGGGCGTGTCGACCCCGGCCGTGATCGTGGCCGTGACCTTCCATCCGGTGCCGGAGTCGCTCGAGCAGCGCACGCGCACCTGGGGCGTGCCGGTCTCGACGGCGGACAGCTCCTCGGGCGTGCTGCCGACGGCGTTGTACGCCACGGCGGCGGCCCGGATCTCCTCGGCCGTGCCGGGCACGTCGGTGCCGTGCATCCGGTGGGCGTGCGGGGCGACGGCCAGGATCACCGCACGGGCCCGCTCGACGGCGGCGCGGGCCTTGTCGTGGGCCGTGGTGCGGGCCTGACGGTCCGGGGCGGTGCGCAGGGCCTCCCACGCCCCCTCGACGTCCGCGTGCGCTTCGCCGACCTCGAGGTGGTGCGCCGTGGGCGCGACCTTCCCGAGGGCGAGCAACTGGTGCGCCAGGTCCTCGAGGTCACGGGGCCCGGTGCAGAACATGGTGGCCTCGTACGCGGCCATGGCGGCGAACAGGGGCGCGGCGGCGGCCGGGATGGGCGCGGGGGCGAGGTCTTCAGCCGTGGCGGGGCGCAGGTCCACCGTGCCGCGCGCGGGGTCCCTGTAGACGATGCGGGCGCTCGAGCCGGAGGCGGACATCTCGCGGACTGCGCGCTTGCCCGGCTGCATCATCGCGGTGTTGATCTCGTGCAAGGCCGCGCGGGTGTCGACAATCTCGGGGGTGCCGCCGTTGACGATGCGGACGTGCTGACGTGCGGGGGAGGGTGAGCCGGCGGGCTGCGGAACGAACCGGATCCCGGTGGCGGTGATAGTGCCGTCGTCGCCCTGGTGGCTGGACTGCCCCGCTGCGCGCCGGACGGTGATCATGTGGCGGACGTCGGCAGCGGGGATGTCCTTGTGCCAGTCGTTGTGGCTGTCGTAGACGGCGTGCGGGGCGTCGACGACGTCTTCCGGGGTCGGCCCGGTGACGGTCTCGGGGACGTAACGGCGGCTCTCAATGCAGATGGCGTTCTCGTCGTCCTGGTGGAAGGTCCAGCCCCGGAAGCGGCGGTTCTTCACGATGGTGCGGACGTGGGAGGCGGGGATGCCCGGGTGGACCTTACGGTCGTCGACGAACACGGCGTGCAGGGTGTCGACGACGTCGTCCGGCAGGGGCGCAGTGTCGCGGGCGTACTTGGCGGAGTTGTGCCCCAGGGTCTCGACGGCGGCGGTGACCTCCCGCAGGGTGCGCACCTTCCGGTGGGAAACGACGCTCCAGACGGTGGCGTCCACGAGGCACCCCCGGGCGCCCTTCTTCTTCGCCTTGGTCCACAGCAGCGCCACGGAGTCGCCCGCGATGGTGCGGCCCAGCTCGGTACCGGCGTACGCGACGGGGACCGGGATCGCGAAGCGCACCACGTAGCTGGTGAGCGTCTCGCGGTCGGTCGTCTCGACCGTCACGGTCAGGCCGAACGCGGCCGCAAGGGTGATGAGTTCGTCCGCGTTCTTGATGCCGGTCGTCTGGGTCTCAGCCATCGGGTGCTCCTTGGTTCGTGGTCTGGCCGGGGATGCTCGCCCCGACCCCGCCTTAGTGGCGTGCCCTGACCGTACAGCCGCACTCGAGAATAATCAACCTAGGTCAATCAATGAACCGTGTTACAGGCCTATCACAACGACTATCACCTGCAACTTTCGACGAATATCCGATGACGCGGTTGCGCGAGATTGCTATTGGTGTACTGTTCTTCTCGGCGGTTCACCCCGCCGCCCCGGAGAGCACCGGGGCGAGACCACGAGCGAAGGAACACACCATGGCCGTCTCCCTCGACAAGACCGAGCAGCTCCTGTTCTTCCTGTCCGTCACCACCGGCCTCGGCACTGAGGACGCGAAGGTCCACAACCTCGCTCTCACCTACGAGGAGAGCTACGAGGACCAGCTCGAGGAGATGCACCGCCAGGCCGACGCGATCGACGGCGCGACCGTCCACTGCCTCATCGCCGGTGACCGCTCCGCCGCCTACGCCGTGGCGCGTACCGGCCAGGACTTCGACACCCTGCTCGACCAGTGGCTCGAGCAGGAGGCGCGCGCCGGACGCGCGTAACCCCAGACCGCACCGCCCGCCGTACCCCCCGGCGGGCGGTGCGCCCCGCCCCCGAGGCCGGCTCACTGCCGGAACGGGCGCCGGGCGCACCGCCCACGGTCCCGGAGAGCACCGGGGCCACGGACCACGAACGAAGGAACACCCCATGCAGCGCTTCCCCCGCCTCGGCCGCATCCTGGCGCGCCGCCCCCGCGCGGCCGCCCTCCTCGCGTCCGGCGTCACCGTGATCGTCCTGGGCACCCTGGGAACCATCGGCGCGTCCGACGCCACCCCGGACGACTTCCGGCCCCAGGTCGACCGCAACGCGGACACCGTGACCGCGTACAACGACGGGTTCCTCGACGGGCGCGCGGACGCCATGGGTGACGACAACCGCGACGGCCGCGTCGACGAGGACGAGAGCGGGTGGGACTGCCGCGTCATGGGCAACCGCGTGTGCGGCTCGCAGGGCGACGCAAACACCGCACAGCGCTGACCTACCCCTGACCGTCCCCGCCGGGGCGCACTGCCGCGCCCCGGCATCCTGCACCACCGAGAGAGGCTCCCGTGTCCCTGCCCCGCTACATCCCCGCCAAGTACACCGCGCAGCTCCGCGCCGCCCTCACGGCCGCCGGGGTGGAGTTCGACGACACGCTCAAGCCCGGCAGTCGCTTGACGTACGTGGTCACGCACCTGGGCCGCACCTGGGAGCTGCGCTACACGCTCGCGCACAGCGGAACGGCCCTGTGGAAGCTGACGGGTCCCGGGGCCGACTACGAGTGGGGGCCGGGCCGCCTCACCGACGAGTGTGTGGAGGCGATCACCGCGCCCATGGAGGAGCGGGAGCCCGAGCCGGTCGACCCGCACCCGGGCGCCCCGCGTACCCACCTCGGCTTTGAGGTGCCGGAGTTCGTCCGCGCCGAGTGGGACTCCGAGCGCGCCCAGTGGTTCCGCCTCGGTCTGGCCGCCGCCGTCGGCAAGCTCCCCGATAACCGCGCCCGCGTCTGACAGCTCCCCGCCGGGGCGCACCCCGCGCCCCGGCCCCTCCTCCGGAAGGACCCACGACATGCCCCTGATGGCTATCACCGCCGACCTCGCCGCCGCGCAGCTCCCGAACGGCATCGAGCACTCCCTCGTACGCGTCACGCCCGCCTGGCAGATCCGGGGCGGGGACCTGCTCGTCGGCATCGACGACGGACCCCTCACCCACACAGCCGACCTACGCTCCGCCCGCCCGTTCACCCGCCCCCGCTACGCCCTGACGCAGCCGCTCCATGCCCTGGCCCGGGACACCGGCACCATCACGCTGGACGGGCGGAACTACACGACCAAGCCCGACGACCTGGTGCTGTACGTGCCCGCCGCCTGGTGCCCCATGGCGTACGAGCCGGAGCAGCGCGTCGAGCGGATCGCCTGGCACACCCCCGCGTGGGGGTACGACCGGACGCCCCGCCGGTACATACAGCGCGGCACCCTGCGCCGCGTCGCCCCTGACGGCCTGGTTGCTGTGCAGTGGGACGGGTACGAGGAGACGTTCCTTACCGGCCGCGACCTGGTCCGGCCCGTCGACCCGGCCGACATCGCGCAGGAGCGCGAGGAGAGCGGGGGCTACGCCGTTGGGGACCGTGTCACCTTCGGACAGGGCCCGTCCGTCGGACTCGTGCTGGACCTGTACCGGCCCTCGTTCTACGGCCCGTTCAGAGCCCGCGTCCTGTGGGACGGCACGCCCGACACGGCGCCCCGCGAGGACACGATCAGCGCCGACCAGTTGAACGTCACCACACCCACCGAGGCGTAGCCCCCCTTCCGCCCGTCGGGGCGCAGCACCGCGCCCCGACCGCCCGAGACAGGAGAGACCCCGTGAGCACTGTCGCCGACGCCCAGGGCATCGACTGGACCGCCATGCAGCGCGCCGACTTCGACCCGGATGCGCCGCTCGCCCTGGTGGACGCCGACGCCGTCACCCGGCCCGTGCTGGCCGTCCCGGACGCGTACGGCACCGAAGCGCTGTTCGGAGACGCGCCGACCGGCCGCCGCGCCACCGGCACCCGTAGGCCGGCTGCCGCCCCCGCCCCGGACACCGACACCCTGTTCGAGCTGTAGCCGAACGATAAGCCGGAGGCAGTGAACCCGACCGCGCGGGAAGCGGTCGTGTGCGCTCTCATCTGCGGAGACTAGAATCCTTTCGAGTCACACATCCCCTCTGATGTTGCCATTGGTGTACTATTTTCTTGTTGGCGGAGAGCACCGCCGACAGACCACGAACCGAGGAGCACCCAATGGCTTCTGCCCGTACCCGCCGCGCCGTCGAACTCCGCAACCGCGTCCGCGCCAACCGCGCCGCCTCCGCCGCCCGCCGCGAAGTTGCCCGCGCCGCTCGCCGCGTCCGCACCACCGCCCGTTCCCTGGCCACGCACGTCATCGCCACCGGCGCCGACCGCGAGACCGTCAAGGGCGTCGTCAAGGCGCTGCGCACCGCCGCGAAGAACGCGGGCATCAAGGGCCGCCGCGCCCGCATCCGCCGCACCGCCCAGGGCTTCAAGAAGCACGCCGTCACCGCCTACCGCTACACCCGCGCCCAGGTCGCGCAGATCGCCGCCGCGTACAAGCCGCGCAAGGCCGAGTACAAGGCCGTCCGCGCCGCGCTGATCGCCGCCTGAGCCACCCCCTGACCGCCGGGGCGCGGAAACCCCCGCCGCGCCCCGGCCCCACCTTCCACGCACCGGAGACGGAGACACCCGTGACCACCACCGCACCGTTCCTCGACCAGTACCGCCAGACCGCCCAGCGCGCCCGCGTCGTCGCCGAGATCGCCCGCGACCGCTACACCACCGAGGACTCCATCCGCGCCGCCCTCGCGGGCATCGCCGCCCGTCTGGACGCCGCCGCCCGGGAGTTCGAGGCCGTGCCGCCCGGCGCGTACGAGGAGCTGCCGACCGAGGCCACCGAGGAACTGTTCATGGCCGAGCAGATCGCCGTGGACCACCCGGCCGCCCTGTTCCCCGCCGAGCTCGGCGAGTACGTCCTGGTGCCGCTCGTCGACCGCGAGCTCCCGTTCCCTCGCCCCCTGAACCCGGCCCGCCCGGAGTTCGCCAAGTTCGCCCAGCGGGAGGCCGTGCAGGCGCACGCGCTGCACCTCCTGCACGCCGACGGCACGCACCAGTGGGAGCGCACGGACGACTGGCTGCGCCAGGTCTTCAAGGTCTGGGAGAAGCACCTGCGCCTCGCCGCCGAGGTCCGCGTCGACAACGGCCGCCCCTGCAACCAGCACTGACCGCCTCTCAGCCGGGCGGGGCGTCACAGGATGCGCCCGCCCGGCGTACTACCCGGCGAGAGCAGCGCCGGGTCCACCACGAACCGGAGGAACACCCGATGCGTACCAACCTGCTGGCAAGGCACATCCACGCGGTCACCGGCGGACAGCCGCAGGGCTGCACCTGCCCCCGTGCGGCGTGCGGCGGAGCCGAGCAGGGCCCCGGCGTCCCGTTCGCTGGCTGCCAGGCTCACGGCGCCATCACCCGCCTTTCCCACCGCGCGTTCGACTGCCCCGCGCTCCCCGCCGACGCCGACGTGTCCCGGCTCTACATCCTGGTCACGAAGTGGACCGACGACGGCCCGGCCCTGCTGCGCGCCTACTCGTTCGACCGCGTCCTCCTGGCCGACCTGCGCGGCGGCTCCACCCTGTGGGACGTCTCCGAAGGGGACAGCGCCGAGGACGCCGCCCGCGCCTGGCAGGCCCGCGTCGACGAGATGCGCGCCGAAGCTGTCCGCCGCCAGGCCGCCCAGGTGGCCGAAGCCCAGGAACGAGCACGCACCCGCCGGATGGCTGAGGCCGCGCTCCGCAGCTCTGCCGGGCGCTCCGCCCGCCGCATCCTCGCCAACCCCGGCGACCTGTAGACCCGTCGCGCCCCGGGGCCCGGACGCACGAGCCGCCCCGGGGCGCGACGCAAGCACCGCCCGCATGACCACCTTGCCCGGCCGGAGAGCACCGCGCCGGACTGACCCGAAGTGAAGGAACACCCGTGATCTCTGCCATCAGCCACGCGACCACTGCCGCCCCGCTCGCCGCCCTCCTGCCCGCCCGCCGGGGCAAGGCGTGGACGGTCGGCCCCGCCCCGTACGTCATCCGCAACAACGCCGCCACGTCCCGGATCACCGACGGCCGCCGCTCCCTGATCGTCGTGGAGGAGGGCGACCGCGTGGAGCTGTACGCCGACCGGCCCGACCTGTTCCCGGTGACGCCGGACGCTGTCGTCGGCGGCACCGACCCGGCATCCCTGGCGACGCTCGCCACGCGCGCCCTGCGCTGGATCCTGCCCGACCTGGACCGCGACGTCGTCCAGGCCATCGCCCAGGAACCCGCGCACCGGACCGACGGCTTGAAGGCGTGGGAGCGGGTCATGCACCACAAGGGGACCGCGCTGACGGAGTTCGGGTTCCACCTGATCGACCACGGCGCCAACCCCCAGAGCAGTGAGCGGCTCGATGGTCCCGGCCTGGAGTGGACGGCCGACAGCGGCGCCGAGTGGGGCGTGTGGGCGCACGGCGTCGCAGCGAACTTCCACCTGACCTACGAGGGGCCCCTGAGCGGCCTTTACGGCGCGCTGCCGGTCCTGCTGCCCCCGCTGGACGGCCACGTCTCCACGGACGCCGGTAGCGCCTTCACGCGGCATCTGACCGACCGGTTCGCGCAGCTCCAGCCGGTCGACGCCGACGAGGTCGAGTTCGGCGGTTACCACGACCTGCACGGCTGGATCGCGCTCCCGTCCCGCGCCGAGCTCGGCGACCCCGTCGACGACGGCACCCGCGTCTGCGCGCAGGTCGGCCCCGTCGGGATCGACTTCCTCCTCGCCGCCGCCGCGCACCTGGTCTGACCCTGCCGCCCGGCCGCGCCCCTGCCCTCTGCCCGGGGGTGCGGCCCCTTCCGAAAGGCCCCACGACATGACCCCGTCCGTCACCGCCCCGACCCGCCGCGCCTGCCCCGCCGTGACGCTCGCCGAGCACGTCGCCGCGCTGCTGCCCGCGCGGGCCGGCTCACCCTGGACCGTCGAGCCGTGCTCCCCCTGGTGGACCGCCCGGTACCCCGGCGCCCGCCTGGTGCAGGGTGAGCGCGCCCTGGTCCTGGTCGCCCGCACCTGGGACACCGAGATCGGATGGCAGCTCCCCGACCGTGAGCCGACCCGCCCGGACGTCTGCCTTGACCATCTCGCCCCGGCCGCCATCGCGCGGGAGGTCCTGCGCCTGGTGCTGCCCGTCGTCGACGACGAGGCCGCCCGCCGCCTCGAGGACGGCGCCCGCGCGCGCCGCGCGCTGCTCTACGAGATCGGCAACGCCATGCGCGCTCAGGGCGTGGCCACGTACGAGCGGGCCGGTCTGCTGGTGAACACGTCCGGCGTCACCTGGTCCTCGAGCGGGTGCCGCTACTCGGCCACGCTGCACGGCACCAATCCCGTGGCCGACGTCCAGATTCAGGGCCCGGTGCGCGCCGTGGAACGGGCCGTGGCCCACTTCCTGCCGGAGGCCGCCTCGGGCAGTCGGGTCGTGCCCGCCGGGATCCGGGGGCGTCTCGAGCGCCGCATGGCCCAGGTCTTGGCCCGGCACGGGCATGTTGAGCAACTCGAGCAGAAGGGGCTCGCGTTCGGATCGGGGTCTGGCCCGTACGGGCACGTCGCCCCCGCCTTCGACCCGGCCGCCCGCGCGCACGACACCACCCCGGCCTCCGTCGACCTGCACGCCGTCGGCGTCGACTTCCTGGTCTCCCTCGCCCCGCACCTCGCCCGCTGAACACCCGGAAGGACAACCCCTCGTGACCACCGCCAACCTGGCCCCGCTCTCCGCCTTCGACGACGCCATGGCCAAGGCACGGTATGCCGCCGTACAGACGCTGTCCCTGGTGTCCGTGACGCTGCACCGCCAGTTCCCCACCGGCGCGTACCTGGTCCTCAAGCGGCCGATGGGCGACTACGACGACGACACCATCGAGTTGGACTCCGTACGCGACGTCCAGGGCGAGATCGTGCGGGAGCTCAACCCGTACGACCTGGCGTCCGACCGGCTGCCGGACGTCCCGGAGGACCTGGCCGCCCTGTGGGGCGACACCGACCCCCGGAAGCCGGAGGAAGTCCTCGAGCTTCTCCGACGGATCGACGAACTCGCACGGTACGACTTCCTCGACTTCCTGCCGGAGGAGCTCCGGACGGACGAAGAGATCGAGGCGGAGAACGAGGGAGGGCGTACGCCGCTGGGCATCCCGCTCGCTGCCGAGCACTGCCAGGAGCACGGGCCGATGTGCGAGCCGGACGACCACGCCGAGCCGCCGACCGTGCACGGCAAGTGATCTGACCCCGCCCCCCTGCGCCCGAGGCCCGCACAGCCCCGGGCGCACCCCTCCCCGATTCGGAGCCACCCTGTGCTGACCCCTGCAACGCCCGAACTGCTCGCCGAGCTGGACCGCATGCTGCGCCCCGCCACCCCGCCGTCGTTCCCCCTCGCCCTGGACGCCGCCGAAGTGCACGCCGACACGATCGCCGGGCGCAAGACGACCGAGGGACTCGGCAACTACTCCCGCACCGCGCTGCCGATGCTGCTGCGCCGGCTGTTGGCCGTCGAGACCGAGCTGCTCACGATGCGCACGAAGGTCGCCGGGCACGTTGCCGAGTACGACCAGGGCGACGACCCGAGCGCCGGGGAGCTGCTCGAGGAGCTCCAGCGCGCCGGGGTCGATCTGAGGGCGGACGTCGAGGCCGCCGCCGCAGTGCTCGAAGCCCAGGCACACGCCGCGACGTACTGCTGACTAGCCCTCACCCCAGAGAGAACGCGCAGCCCAGGGCAATAGACTGCGCGTTTTTTCTGTTCACACCTCACTGAATTGCCCTTGGTGTACTATTCGACGTGTTGGTGGAGAGCACCGCCGACGAGGACCACGAACGAAGGAACACCAGATGCGGACCCTGCCCCCAGCGGTTGCAACCGCCGTGCACGTCGCCACCCTCGCCCGCAAGGCCGGGATGCCGATCCCGCCGAAGGTGTACGCCGTCCTGGAGGCCGCCGCCAACCCGTGGCCCGCTGAGTGGCTGCTCGCTCCGCTGCCCGGCGACCCGATCCGCGTGGTGGAGCTGTTCGCGGGCCCCGGCGGCTGGTCGGAGGGCATCGCTGCTGTCCTCGGCGTGGCCGTCGACGCCGTCGGAGTGGACATCTCCCCGGACGCCTGCGCCACCGCCCGCGCCGCCGGTCACCGCCGCATCTGCGCCGACATCACCACCCTGGACCCCGAGCACATCGCGCTGCGCTACACCGGCGCGGTCATCATCAGCCCGCCGTGCCCCACGTTCTCCCCCGCGGGCAAGCTGTCCGGCCTGGAGGCCCAGAACATCGTCATCCTGTGCGAGGCCATCGGGTACGTCAGCGAGGCCGCCGGGACCATGCCCGTCACCGACATCGACTGTGACGACCTGTACCCCGACCTGGACGAGTGCCCGATGTGCGCAGAGCACGGCTACCACGTCGGCTACCGCGAGCGGTCTGGCGCCACCTGGGACGAGGTTCGCGCGGAGGCCGCAGACGTGAGCGACCCGCGAATCGCGCTGATGCTCGAGGTCGTCATCTGGCCGCTCGCCCTCCAGGCCGCCGGAGCGCCGATCCGCTGGATGGCCATGGAGCAGTCCAGCAACCTCCCAGAGGAGATCCTCGACGACCTGGCCATGGAGTTCTACTCGTCCGAGTGGATGTACGCCAACCGTGAGGTGATGGAGGCCGCCGACTACGGCCTGCCGTCCCGCCGCAAGCGCGTGTACATGATCGCCTCCCGCTGGTGCAGCGGCACGACGACCGCCCGCATCCGCCCGCTCCCCGCGACGTCCATGGCGCAGGCCCTCGGCTGGCAGCCCGGCGAGCGCGTCAACACGCGCGGCACCCGGCCCGTCGACCCGAAGACCGGCCGGGCCAAGGGCGGGAACTGCTTCTCCGCCGACGGCCCGTCCTGGTGCCTCACCGGCAAGTCCCGGACCTGGAAGCGCGAGAGCGACGGTCTGCGGCTCACGGAGGCAGAGGCCGGTCTCCTCGTCGGGTTCCGCCGCTCCTACCCGTGGCAGGGCAGCCGCACCTCGGCCTTCCAACAGGCCGCCGATGTCGTCTCCCCAGTCATGGCCGCCATCGTCCTGTCCGGCATGTTCGGCGCCCTCGGCGAGGCCCTGGTGCGCGACTACCTCGCCCAGCTCTACGAGATGGACGACATGCTCTCCCCGGACGACTACGAGCTAGCCACCTGACCCACGGGCCGCCTGGCCCCCGCCCACACGGCGGGGGCCGTCGCCGTTCCCGGGCCCGGATGTAACGGCCACTCCCGGTCCGCCGTTCCCCCGGACATGACCGACCGCGGCACGGACACCGCAACGAAGGTCAGAGGCGCGACCGAGGCGCTCCGCAGCCTCGCCCGGACGCTCGAGGACGCCCAGCATTGCCCGCCGTACTGGCTGGCCCACGCACCCCGCCGCCACCGCCGGACGCCTGTAACAGGCCGCCGCCGCGCGCCGTTCCCCCGCACATGAGCAGCCTCGAGCCGTCCGGCCCCGTGTACGACGCAGCCTTCAACCCGTTCGGACCGTTCGTCGTCCTGGCCGCGACGGTCACCGTCGACGGCGAGGAGATCACGGTCCAGCAGCAGATCGACCGCGCCGCCTGGCGGTGCATCGACCGCGACCCGCAGCTCCGCGCCGACTACGAACGAACCCTCCACCACCATCTCGCCGCGGCCCTCGTGGAGCGCCTCAGTCCCACCGTCACCGTGTACGAACCGGCCCCGCTGGGCGAGTCCGTGTCCGACGCCCTGGCGCGTGCCGACGCCGCGATGCGGAACGAGCCGGAGCCGGAGCACTGTCGGTCTCTCGAACTAGGCTCCGAAGGATGAGCGCCACCACCCCTTCCCCCGAGCATGCCTCCGCCGAGGAGGAGAAGTTCAACGCCCACGCCTTCCCTCAGAAGCTGCGGGACGCCCAGCGCCGGGCCGCCGAGCTGTACGCCGAGCTCCACGCCCTCCAGGCGCGCCTCCCCTGGTCCCGTGAACCGAACAGTGGGTGGCCGGAGGTGACCGACCGGGGCCGGGAGCGAGCCGGCCGTGAGGCCTCCCCCGGCTGGGACCCCGCCGACGCCGAGGCGTACGACAAGCTGTGGGAGGACCTGCGGGAAGCGACGGCCGCCGTCCAGACGCACGGCTGGTGGAAGACCTGCCGGGACCACGGCGTCCAGGGCCCGGACCTGGTCGCCGCCCGCCAGGCCCTCAAGACCGCGGAGGGCGCCGTCCCCCTGGCCCGCGACGACGTCGACACCGCAGCCTGACCGGTCCCCGCTCCAGCTTCGGGCGGTTCCGCCCCAAGCTGGGGCCAGGTGCTGGGATCGTTGATCCGCGCGCCCGGCCCGCCCCGAGATCGGAGACTGATGACCGACGAGTCGTTCTACGACTGGATGTGCCGCCACGCCCGCGCCATGGGCTGAGAGCTCGACGAGGAGGCGAAGAAGACGTTCCACGTCTGGGCCACCATCGCCGCGACGAACGGTCTCGACGACGCGCAGACCGCCCAGCTTGCCCGCGGCCTGGGCGTCACCGCGGCCGAGGTGACCGAGGCCTACCAGCCGGAGATGCGCGAGGCTGCCATGACCGAGCTCCTCGAGCAGCCGGACCTTGCTGCCCTCGACGTCGACCTCGACCGGATCGCCGGCGAGGATCCGCCCCGGTAGAACGCCCTGCCCCTTCTACGCCTGAGCAGGGCTGTCCCTGTGCGACCGGGCGGACGCGTCCAGGGCGACCCACGCCGCTGCGTAGGCTTTCAGCGCAGAGCGCAGACGTCGGCCTGGCTCGCTGTCGGGTAGTCGGATCCGCGCACCGTCGATCCGGGCCACGCGATCCCGGGCGCTCCGCAAAGTCGCCGCATTCCCTACAGAGGTGGCCCGGCTGAGCTGATAGAACGCCGTGTACACCGCGTCTGAAACCTGTGGGGGGGGCCGAACGGAGCCGCCGCTTTCAGGAGCTCAGCCTCCGCAGCACCCAGTGACGACTCCGCACGCGACGGCACCCTCGCCGCGAGATTCGACAGGAGCACGACGGCGAGCTCCACGTCCACCGCGCCGCCTGCCGCCACCGCGCCCAGCACCTCCACCACACTCTGCGCCTCCTCGACCGTGAGCAGCGGCAGCAGCGGGGAGGGCGGATCGCCAACCGGGCAGTCCTCGAGATCGTCCATACCCAGACAACGTGGTCCCGTGTGCCCGGTCACGTACCGGCACCGCCCGCCTGGCCGGGGCCCGGCAGGCACCCTTGTTCGGCACCGCGCGACGCAAGACGTCCCCGGCCTCCACGATCCGCGGCCTCACCACTTCGCCCCTGGAAGGCCACGCCGTGACCAAGCCCTCTCTGACCAAGTTCTCCGCGCCGAACGACCGCACGTCCCGCCTGGTCGTCTCCGTCGCCGTGGGCGCCCTCGTGTTCGGCCTGGTCGTGCTGTTCGCGCTCCTGGTCGCCGACGTCGACGACGACAGCGACAGCAGCTCCCGCCGCTGCCCCGGGTACGTCGTCGGCACCTTGGACCCCGTGACGTGCCTGCCGTACGGCTCTGCAGGCGCGGCGCCCGCTGGCACCAACCATGCCGGGAGCGGCTCGAGCACCGCGCGCAAGCTCGCCGCCCCGCCGAAGGCGCCCGCCCCGAAGGTCCCGGCACGGCCGCGCCCGCCGTGAAGGTTCCCGCTCCGCCGGTCCGCATCAGGTGACGCTCCGCAGGACGCGACGCAAGGCGCCCGGGTCGGACACCGTCCGGTCGCCCAGTCCCCGTACCGGAGGAACACCCGTGTCCGACCCCGTCTGTCCCAAGCCCGCCCCCTGCTTCCGAGACACCCCCTGCCCGCGGTTCGCGCGCCTGTTGCACGTGATGGTCGTCTGCTTGGGCCTCGCCCTGGTCCTGGTCGTCGCCATGCTCTCGGTCGTCATCACTCAGGCCCGCGACTCCTCGAGCGATCCGAAGCCCGGCCCGACGACCACGGCGCCCGCGGACCCGTCGCCCAGCTCCCCGGCCAGCAGCGAACCGCCCAGGCCGACGCCGTCGCCGGCCGCGCCCATGCCGCCGGACCCGACCGGCACGGCCTGCAACATCTTCGACCCCGAGTGCTCGACCGGAACCGGCGGCACGCGCGGCACCGAAGCCTGACCCCACCACGTGCTGTGCCCCGGCCGGACGACTCCTCGGCCGGGGCACAGCGCGTTCCGCGGCCGCTCTATGGTGCGGAAGCATGACCACCGACCAGCTCACCGCCCGCCAGGCAGAACGGCTGATCACCGCCCTCCGGCATGGCCAGGCCCTGGACACCGCGGTCGTAGACCTTGGCCTCGACTTGCCCGCCGTGTGGGCCAGCGCGCGTACCGATGCGCGACTGACGATCGCCCTCGCCGGCCGTGACCCCGACGGTCCCGAGGAAGCGGGTCGGACAGGACGCGCTGACTTCCTGCGGCTCCTGGCCCTCGGTGTCGCCCCGAGCCGGGCAGAGCTGATCCTCGGCGTCTCCAGCACCAGCGGCTGGAGGAGCGACCCGGCGTTCGCGATGGCCTGCGACGCGGTGAGCTCGGCGGCCGCGCCGTACGGGTACACACGGCAGATGCGCCTCACCCCCGAACGAGTGGCCCGCTTCCTCGATGCCCTGAGCAAGCCAGGCACGACCGTTCTGGCGGCCGCGGCCACCGTAGGCGTCACCGCCGCCGCCGTCTACCAGCGGCGCCACCGCGACGCCAAGTTCGCCGAGGCCATGGATGCGGCGCGGGCCGCCGCTCGTGAGGGGGCATCAAAGTGATGCACCAGGAGACCGTCAAGCGGAACGTGACGCACGACACATCGATTACTTTGCGTCATGACCCGGGGTTAAACAGTTCCACCCGCACGAGAATGCGCAGGTCAGGCGCCTCTGCTGCCTGTTTTAGTACTAACTAGCCGTTCAGATACGTTTCGTGATGCCGCCGAGCGTTGAGCACCGCCCGTCACGGCGGCACGTATGAGCCAATCCCCACATGTAGTGCTGCAATAGACGTCAGCGATACCCCCATCCGGGCAACGCCCTCTCGGACACCCGGGTCCCGAGAGTTCGAGGGCCGGGTCGCCTGACCCCCGTCAGGCAGTTGGGAGGTACCGCATGGTGCGGACCGAGAACCACCGCAACGACGAGCAGCGCCCATGGTGGCGTCGGGTCCGAGTGGCCTGCGTCATCACAGGGGCCGTCATGACGGCCACCTACTGGACGCTGCGCGTGATTGAGGCGGCGATACAACTGCACCAAGCCGCCAGCCCCTGGTCCTAGCACCAGGATGCTGACGGCCCGATGAGAGGCGACGGGTCCCCGACGGAATTGAGGGCCAGAAGGGGCCCCGAGCCGAAAGACTGCCAGGCAGTCGTTTACACCATGGCACGCCTGCAGCACCCCGGGCTACCGCACGCGGGTCACAGTCACGACCGCGTGTCTGGTCGTACCCGCCAGAACCTCCACGACCGCGTCGACGTCGACCGCGCGGTACCGATCACCCCCGCCGGTACGCGCCTGCCGCCCCGGGCCCGCGCCCTCGAGGAACGGCGCCATCTGCGCGGACGGCGCCGCCTTCAATGCCTGCGAGAGCGCGATACGCCCGTCCGGGAGACGCACGGCCAGGGCCCGCGGCCGCGAGGCCGGCCCCGTGTGGCCGACGACCTTCGCGTCCACGGTCTCCGCGTGGCGGACCTTGCGCCACTGACGGGACCCGCCCCGGTATGTGCTCGCCCCGACCTTGATGACGAGGCCCTCCACGCCCTGCGGCTGCAGCGCCTCGCACCAGGCGCGGGCCAGCTCAACATCCGTCGTCGTCGGCACGGCCTGGATCGGCGGGCCCATGCCGTACTCCTCAAGAAGATGCTCGAGGAGCGCCCTGCGCCGTACGTACGACCAGCCGCGAGTGTCTCCATGGGCAGGGTGGCGTAGGACGTCGAAAACGAAGTAGTGGCCAGGGTGTCGCTCAGCCAGGACGCGAGCCCGTGCCGGGGTCGAGTTGGCGCGTGACTGCGCGGCCCCGAAGTCGATCCGGCCCGCAATGTAGACGATCGCCTCCCCATCCAGGACGACCCCGGCAGGGAGCTGCATGCCTGCAAGCGCAAGATCCATCCAGACGGCCGTGGCGTCCCGGCCGGACCGGGTCTGCAGGCGCACGGTGTCCTCGGTCCGCCACATGACGAGCCGGTGACCGTCGAACTTGATTTATGCGCTGTTGAGCTGTCCACGGGCTATCGCCCAGCGTGGCAGTGGGAAGTGACGTCGTTTGGCATTGGACAGGTGGTGGTCGGCACCAGGGACGGACGCAGTGTGGCCACGATCGGCCGGTATCGATCGGCCGTGGCGGCTCACCCCAGGGCCAGGGTGGGTGTAAGTGCTCCAGGGGGTGTTCGAATGCGCGGGGAACGGCCACTCACTCAACTTGTATCGAGCATTTGACACAAGGTCCTGTCCGCGCCATCTTGTACTCACTGCTTGATACAAGCATGGCTGCCGCACTCGGTGTCCGCTTCTGCTGGGCGCAATGCGCAGCCATTACCACTTCGACTTCGACTGGGGTCCCTGTGCTCGACACCGTCCTGCCCGAATCCTGTCGCCGCTCCCGCGCGGACCGCTACGTTCGTTGGTCCGGTCTGGCCGTGGGCGCCGTGGCCGCGCCGCTGTTGGCCAGCATGGACACCAGCGATTTCGGCGACGACTACGGCATGCCCCTCGTGTTGGCCATCACCGCTTTCGGGCTGTGCGTGGTGGGCGGTGTTCTGCTCGGTGACGCCCTCACCCCCCGTCCCCGGGAAGCGGTACGCACCGCCGGTCTCACTCCGCGTCGGGTCCGAGACCACGTGCCGCCCCGTGCGACCCCGTTGCTTCTGCTCCAGGCGGTATCTCTCGTCGTGCTGCTGGTGATCGGCGCTGCCACGGCCTCCCCCGACGTCCTGGGCCGGGCGGGCCGGGCCGTCACCTGGAGCTGCGACGGCGCTGACCAACCCCTCGGCCCCTGGCCTGGCCTCTTCTACGGCATCCCGATCGCCGTCTCTCTCGGTGTCGGAACCGCCGCCTGCGCCTGGGCCCTGCGTCGCATCGCCCACCGCCCCGGCGACGACCAGCAGCGCCGCGACCGCTGCTGGATGATCGCCGCAGCCTGGGGTGTCCTGGTCTCGAGCCAGCTGTTGCTCGTAGTCCTGATGATCGCCGTCGTGCTGACGCACACGAGCTGCGCCGCGACGCTGGGCACCGTGACCGCCTTGGTGATCTACCCCCTGGGCCTGCTGGGGCTGGTCACTCTGGCGTGGTCCCTGTTCACCGTGATGGCGCCCCGGGCGGCCCGACGATGACCGGCCCGGTTGTCCGCGTCGACACCACCAGCGCGGTACCGCCGTACGAGCAGGTCCGCGCCCAGCTCGCTGCCCTGATCCGCACCGGCCAGTTGACCGAGGGCGAACGACTGCCGACGGTGCGCCAGCTTGCCGCCGATCTGGGCCTCGCACCGGGCACCGTGGCCCGCGCCTACCGCGAGCTGGAAGCCGCCGATCTGATCCGTTCCCGCCGTGGCGCAGGCACCCGGGTCGCGGCGCTCCCGTCCGAACCGGCCCACCCCGACCCGAACCAACTCGCCACGCTTGCACGAGACTTCACCACAGCCGCCCGCGCTCTGGGCGCCGACACCGAAGCCATCCTGACCGCCGTCCAAAAGGCCCTGGAGTAGCCCCCTGTCCGGCATGTCACCTCGCAGCGGCAGCCTGTCCGTGAGGAGTGGAGTGTGCGTGTGACGATACGTGGCGTCCTGGTGTTCGCCTGTCTGACGCTGGGATTGTGGGGGCTGTACCAGGCCCTCGAAGGAGTGCAGAACCAGGGCCTGGTGGACGAGGTGACGTGCATGGGCCACAACATGGGACCGGACCAGGAAGAGCATGGGCAGCCGATGGTCCCGGGCGACAGGTGCTCCCCCGGTCACGGCTCCGGGATCCGTACGTACGCGCAACAACGAGACTTCCAGCGACAGCAGCACCGGCGCGTCGTTGCCGGGCTCTGGTCCGTCGGTGCGGGAGTGGCCGGGCTGGCGCTGCTCGGGCGGCTGAAGTCCCACCAGCCCCGGTCGAGATGAGCTCTTTCGCGCCGGCGGCCTCAAAGCTGCCGAATCCGACCGTGCGGGCCGCCGCGGAACGGAGGGCGAGACGCCTGCTGCGGCGTCGACGCCTTCTGTACGTCCGGCTGAGACTTCAGTCGCCCCCGCGATCACCATGGCCGAGGCCAGGACCGCATCAGGGTGCGGTTGCCAGAACTGACGCCGGCACGGGGTCGGGGCTTCTGCCGGAGGGCCCGACTCGTTTCAGCCGTGGACAACGGACAAGGAACAAACCCTGTCCATAACTTGGGTTCGTAGTGGAGATCAAAGCCCACCGGCAGCGTCTGCACGGACTGAACGAGAGCAACAGAGACGGGCCAGTCCACACCTCGAGCGTGCAGCCGACACTCGTCACGCGCGACCGGCCAGTAACCCCGAAGCGGACGCAAGGCTTCCGCGGTGTGCAGGGTGCGCCCGCTCGCGACGCGTCCCGCGGCCGCCGCCCAGGCGGCCCCGCGCCGCAGGGCGGAAAGGAGCAGCGTGCAACCGCACGTCATCCGAGCAATCCACGACTGGCGCATGAGCTGGGACGACCAGCAGTTCGCCGCGCAGGAAGCATTCACCACGGCGTTCCCCGCCCTCACCCCCGCCGAGAAATGCCAGTGCTTCGGCCCCACCCTGCGCTGGAAGAAGCCCGGTGAGGGCGAGGGGAAGGTGTGCCTCGATGACCACGGGCGCGCCACGATCGAGTTCGAACACGTCCCCAAGGCCGCGGTCGGCCAGGCCATGAAGGAGACGTGGGGCGCCAACTGGTTCGACGAGGGCCCCGGCGGGTTCGCTGAGGCGGAGCCCGGCAGCTACCACTACGAGGACGAGCAGACGTACTCCGAGTACGCATTCGACGTCCACGACGACGGCACCGTCACCTTCGGGATCGCCTACGTGAAGATCGACGACATCGTGACGATCCTCGACGCCCTCGAGCGGGCGCTCGCCGAGCACCGCGAGGACTGAGCCGGCAGGAGGAGAGGTGACGTGATGCCCCGGATCCGTATCGCGTCACCTCACCTGCCGTCGCCTCTCGACGAGGTGACATGACGCGGCCTGATCTGCTGTTTCACGTCACGACACCTCACAGCGCGACGGTAGGCGGGCCCGTGCCTACGGTCCGCGGCCATGTTCGCGACCGCCGCACCCCGCACCCGGATCGCCGGCCTCGCGGCCCGCGCCCGGAACATCGTCGACTCCGGCCTGTGCAAAGCCACGTCATCCGTACCCGATTGGCTCGCCCGCCTGGATCTGCTCGAGCACCTGACCGCGGCCTCCGCCGCCGACCGGCGTGCCACCCTCGCGATTCTCGACGACGACGTCCTGTGTGACCTTCTGGTCCTGTCGTACCTCCGGCACGGCACGCCGTACGCACTGTGGGCCGACACCCTGGCCGGCTTCGCCGAGGACGTCCTGGGCGTGACCACCTGGGCGCAGTTGCACCGTCTCCTGGAGCCAGCACCCAGCGCCCTGGGCAGAACCGAGCCGCGGCGATGAGGGAGGAGGAGACGCGGCTGCATCTGGTGCCGGTCCGGCAAAAGGACGCCAAGGAGTTCGTCGCCACGTGGCACCGGCACCACAGACCGCCCCCTGGGGCCGTGTTCGCCGTCGGGGCTGCGGATCAGGACGGGATCCTGCGTGCCGTGGCCATGGTGGGACGCCCCGTGGCCCGGCACTTCGACGACGGCCAGACACTCGAGGTCACTCGGACCGCGACGGACGGCGTACGCAACGCCAACAGCTTGCTGTACGGAGCGGCGTGGCGAGCCGCGAAGGCGCTCGGGTACACCCGCTTGATCACGTACACGCAGGAAGGCGAGACCGGCGCGAGCCTGCGCGCAGCCGGCTGGACGGTGGTTGCGCAACGACGTCCACGGCCCGGATGGAACTGCGCAAGTCGCCCCCGCACGGCGCAGGGCACGGAGAACGTGGCGCGCACCTTGTGGGAGGCGCAGCCGGTCGACGCGACGTAAGCCGCGGCCGCCGTTCACTCTCCCCGCCTCGCCCCGGGCGCGCCCACCAGGGCCGTGACCATTGCGGCCCGGCGCCCGGGGCAGGCGAGGAGACCAGTGCTGTGAAGGCACGACGGCGAACCGGCCCGACCGACGTGGTGAAGGCGATTGTCTACGACCGCGACGGCGGCGTGTGCGTGCGCTGCGGGAAGCGGGAGGACCTGACGATTCACCACCGTGTGAACCGCGGCATGGGCGGCGCACGGGAGGAGTGGATCAACCAGGCGCACAACCTGCTGCTCGTCTGCACCGTCTGCAACGGCTGGTTCGAGGACAACCCGCGGGAGTCGTACGAGGCCGGGTGGAAGGTGCGCCGGCCGCAGCTCCCAAGCGAGGTGCTGGTGATGTACGCGGACGGCCGCGAGTACCAGCTCACCCCGGACGGCGTTCGCTCCACGACCGTGGCGGCCGCCCGATGAAGCGCCAACGCCGCAGCCGCGGCCGCGCGTCGACGGGATCCGGGCCGGGATGGATCGCCACCCACTTCGAGGGGCTCCTCGATGGCCTGCTCGACTTCCTGTTCTCGTGGGTGCGGCGATGAAGCGACGTCGTCAGTGCCCGGCCCGTCCGAAGTGGTACATCGGGGACCGGTGGCAGTGCCAGCGCCTCGCCGAGCACGACGGCCCCCATCAGGCGTCGTACTCGAAGAAGTCCAGAGCGCACCTGTCGTGGAGGGACGGGGACGACCGTTTCGACTACGAGACGCTCCCCGGCACCGTCCGCTACCGGCTGCCGTTCTGGACCGCGGACAGGATCGTCCGCAGCATCGAGTGGGCCGCGTATGCGGTGATCACCTTCACTCTGTGGCGGTGCTGGTCGCTGTCCGCGGCCGCCGGGTTCCTCGTCGCCGAGCTCCTCCTGTCCGTCCGCCGCTCGCACTTCCTCGACTTCGGCCGGTTCATCCTCGGCGTATGGCGGGTGCCGCCCACAGCCCCGGCGCCGATCCTCGGCATCGGCTGGGTACTGCACGGCAAGGACCGCGCCGGCCCGAAGGCCGGCCTCGACCTGGTCATCGGCCGCGTGGCCATGGGGGCGTTCACCCTGATGCCGCGGAAGGAGTGGGCCGAGTACAAGCGCAACAAGGCCGAGCGGCGCGCCAGGGAGGCAGGCGCAACGTCATGAGTCCCCGCATCATCCTGCAGCGTCGCGTGCGCGAGCCGCGGTACCTGCGCCTGGGTCCGTTCCGGCTGTGGGCCGTACGGATCCCGCAGGGCCCGAACATCGGCTTCGGCCGGATCGCGACCACCGACACCCCGAGCAACCCAGCTCCCGAGCAAGAGTACGTGCGCGACGGGTACGGCCTCGTCCTGGTCCTGGGCGGCGTCGCGTTCGCCGCGCTCCGCTGCAGGTCAGTGCCCGTGCAGTCGCGGCGTCCCTGACACGCCCATTTACCTTGGTGTACTGTTCTCGCCGTGGTGGAGGCATGGGGTTGCCCCAGTCGCCGCGCGCCGGCGCAAGACCGCGCCACAGTTGGACGGAGAATAGCCACCATGCCCAAGGCTGGGATCACGTACGGCCCACGCATCAAGGCCCCGAACTACGACCAGATCGACAAGGACGCCGAACAGAAGGTCCTCGAGGACCTCGGCCTCAAGCGGCCCGAGGACCTGGTCGCCAAGGCGCGCCCCGACGCCCTGGTCGTGAAAGCCGCTCGCATCATCGAGCAGGCCGACGCGGAGCTCGCTCTGCACCTGGACGAGCGAGACGAGGCGCTCGCGCACCTCTGGTTCTACGAGCAGCGTCTCGGCCTGTCAGGGACCGCGGGACTCACGAACATGGGCTATCGGCACGCGCTCGCCCGACTGATGTTCGGCGACAAGCGGCACCCGCTGCCGAACGGGACGAACGCCGAGCTCGTCCAGGCCGCCGAGGAGGCGGGCATCAAGCGCGTCGCCGACGCCGAGGAGAAGCTCCTCAAGGCGGCCCCGATCGTGTACGCGGCACGGGCCCGCCGCGAGATCGCCGTGCGCTACATGCAGGAGGCGGTGCTTGCACTGTCGCAGGAGCCCTACGGCTGGAAGCCCGAGCAGATCGCCGAGCACGCCGGCGTGCACAGGGATCTGATCTACAAGCAGCGGGCAGCGGCCCGTAAGCGCCACGGCCAGTAAGGCACCGCCCGCCCGAAACTGACCGGCCCCAGCACCATCGGGGCCGGTCTTCTTGTTGCCTCGCCGCTGGTCACACCGGAGACGGGTTTTCGGTCCCCGGCCACCGGAGACGGGTTTCCGGTCGCCGGTTTACGGGTCGCCGGACTTCCGGCTTCCGGAGAACTGGGCCCCTTTAGTAACAAGATCACGTACCACCATTAAGTAGGTTCCGATGCCTTCGCTTCGCTCAGGCATCGGCGCGTACCAGTGATCGCTAAGCCTCGAGGGACACCAGGTGCAGCAGTGGCATGGGAGGGGAGGGTGTCACAGGATCCGGCCGTCTGACGTTCCCCTGGGCATGACGATGCGATCTTCCATGCCCAGGCGCACGATGCTTCCGCCGAACCTGACCCGCCACCTCTACGAGACCCGGCGCCTGATCGCCGAGAGCGAGGGCAGAGACCTCCAGCCCTGGTTTCGGCTTACCGCCGACGAGCGGGCTGCCGTTGAGAGGGACATGGAGGTCTTCCGCCGGGCGATACTCCGGGCCGAGGAGGAACAGGACCTCGTCGCTGCCTACAACGCCTCGACCGCCGAGCAGCCTCAAAACGCCGCCGAGTCGACCGCGCCCACGGTCGGGAGCTGCGGCTGTCCTGGCTGCTCCACCGTCGCCGCGCTGCTCGAGCTGATCCGGCAGGCCGAGCGCCTCGATGCCGCCCTCGGCTGGGATGCCGACAGTGGTGGCAAGGGCTCCATCGTGTTCGTGTCCACCTCGCCGGCCGCAATTGCCGAGGAGCTCGCCCGGGTGAGGAAGGCCGCCCGAGAGGCCATCGACCGATGGGTCGCCGCGGGCAAGCCGCTCGACGAGACCACCCCCAAGGCGGTGTGGTCGTTCGAGATCGAGCGCCCGCCCCTCTCGCGGGACTACCTGGAGCGACTCACGAAGCGGATCCTGCGCGAGCCATACCAGCGCAGTTACCCGGTCTTCATCACGGACATCTGGACCACGGCGCCGCCGATCGTGGACCAGGCGTAACAGAATCCGGCCCCTGACGTACTACAAGGTGCGGCTGGCTATCTGACCCCGAGCTCCCCCCGGGTAAGGCACTCCAGCCACGCACCCCCCGAGACCGGGGGCGCCCTTGCTCCACTCCCCGGAGCAGGGGCGCCCCCGGCAAGATTTCCGGCACACTCCGCCGATCCCGTTCCCCGGGTGGCATCTCCTGTTGGGCAGTGCCGGATTCCGCGGCCTGGCCGATGGTCTGGGCATGGACCGTCGGCCAGGCCGCGACACTAGATCCTCGCGGGCTGCACCTTCCCCGGCATGTCTCGCACGCAGCCTTCGTCTCGCCTTCGCGTGGCCCCCTCACGCCAGGAGCTGCAGCGTGCCCGTAAGCCGGGCGTCATCTCCCGCGACGCTTCCAATGTCGCCGACATCCTGCTCCGTGCCCCTGTAGCCGCGCGACGCCATGCCTTCAAGCACGACATCAGCGCCCGCGAGCGGTCGTACGTCATGCGGGAGGTCGAGCGGGTCACCGGCTCCTTGTACGGGCTTTGGCGGGATAGCCCGTCGGGCTTCGTGGAGGACGTCCTCGGCGAGTCCATATGGAGCCTGCAGCGCGACGTCCTGGACGCGCTCGTCGACCACAAGCGTGTCGCCGTCCCGGCTGGCTTCGGCGTTGGCAAGACCCACCTCGCCGCTCGGGCCGCCACCTGGTTCGTCAACGTCTACCCGGTCGGCACCGCGCTCTGTATCACCACCGCGACACGGTTCCGCCAGGTGCAGCGGCAACTCTGGCCCCACATCCGCAAGGTGGTCCCCCGGGCAGGCCTGCCCGGCTACTGCGACACGGTCCAGTACAAGATGCCCACCCCCCAAGGGCACGACTTCGTCGCCGCGTACGGCTTCTCGGCCCCGGCGAACGACGAAGCGGCGATGCAGGGCATCCACATGGCCCACATCCTGCTGATCGTCGACGAGGCCGGAGGTATCGCGCCGGCCATTGGCCACGGCACGAACAACCTGCTGACCGGCGGACACGCCGCGATGCTGGCGATCGGCAACCCGGCCATGGACGACCCCGCGTCCTGGTTTGAGGAGCTGTGCATCGAGGGCGACGCCCCGGAGGAACCGACCACCGTCACCATCCCGATCTCCTCCCTCACCTCCCCGGCGATCACGGGCGAGCGGGTCCCGTACTGCACGGACTGCCCGCCCAACCCGAACGACCTGCACACGCTGAGTCGGCACATGCCGGACCAGGACTGGGTGGACCGCACGATCCGCGCGTACGGCCAAGATCACCCGTACGTCGTGGCCAAGGTGTACGCAAGGTTCCCGAAGGGCGGCGGAGGCCTCGTCATCCCGCCCACCTGGATCGAGGACGCCATCAACGCCGATGACCCCACCGGGCCCGGCTGGCACCGCCTCTGCGACCTCGGCCTCGAGGGTGAGACCGCCACCCACACCGTGAAGGAAGGCGCCTGGGTCCGCCTGGGCGTGGACGTCGCAGCAGACGGTGGCGACGAATTCGCCATCGCCCGCTCCGTCGGCGACGTCATCGAGAACCGGCACGCGAGCGCCGGCGCCGCCAACGACGACCAGGTCAAGGTCGCGGAGAAGGTCCTCGAGGAGATCCACGCCGCGCAGCGCCTGGCCGACGCCCTGCGCTCCCCGCACCCCGTCCGCGTCAAGGTCGACAAGAACGGCATCGGTCACGGCGTCACCAGCATGCTTGAACGCTGGGGCGAGAACGGGCGGCACAAGGCGCAGATCGTCGGCGTGATGGTGTCCGAGAACCCCACCCAGGACGACCCGGGCGCCGTCATGCGGCCCTATCGCAAAAGGGATGAGATGTGGCTCGCCACCCGCAGCCTCTTGCAACCCGACCCGTCCACCGGCCACGGCCGCCTGCGCTACCGCATCGACAAGAAGTCCGCGGCGCAGCTCTCCACACCGAAGCTGCTGTCGAACGCCGGCGGCTACTCCGTCGTCGAGTCGAAGAAGCAGATGAAGGGGCGCGGCATGAAGTCCCCCGACCGTGCCGAGGCGATCCTCCTGGCCCCGTACGAGCCGGAGCCGATCAACCCCCCGCGCCGTCGCGGACTGCTCAACTAGACCGGCCACGTCTAGCACAAGACTAAGATCAGCCCCGAGACGGCGCCTGACGGCCCCCAGGGCGCTGGTACGGTCCTCGCATGGACGTCGCCCAGACTGAAGTCCTCACAGTGCCGCTGACGGCCGCCGAGCAGAACCAGGTGCAGATCGCGGCGGCGGCCGCGGGCAAGACTGTCGACGGCTTCCTGCGAGACGCGGTCCTCACCGCGGCGTACGACCCGTTCCTTGCCGCCCTTGAACAGGCCGCCGACACCATCGCCGGCCACGCCGACCGAATCCAGCACAACCACGCCACCAACTGACGGCACGTGAAAGGGCCCGGTACTGACGGGGGATGCAGTACCGGGCCAACGACCATCCTATTCGGCGCTGCTGCCCGTGTGTGGACTCCTTGAAGACCAGAAACCCTCATCACGTGGGGGATACCTATTCGTGGAGTCCGAGGAGCGTCGGCTCCAACGCATTTGAGCACATCAGGAAAGGCCGCGGGGCCGACGCGGAAACGCCGTCGGCCCCGCGGCACCGGTGGGATCAGGCTGTCGGGTAGGAACCGGTAACGGTAATGATCTCCGCATTGGTGGCGCCCTCGGCGTCACCGTAGAGGTGCTCGATGTTCAGCACCGCAGCGCCGTTCGTGCCGCTGGTGACGCGCATGCGGTCGATCTTCGTGCCGTCTGATCCGGCATAGATCACCGCCTCACCGGTCCAGACGCCATTGTCGGCGTCACGGCCGTCGAGGCTGAGCTGGAACGTGTAGCGGACGCCGGCCGCGGCCGGTACCGGCAGAGTCAGGCCGAAGCCGGCGCTGGAGGCCGACACGGTCTCCTTCTTTGCGTTGATCTGCGCGGTAAACGTGCAGACGCCGTTCGCGTCGACGTATCGGCCCGTGCTGGTCGTGCCGTCGGCGCCAGAGACGTTAGTGAGCTTCGGGGTCCAAGAGATGGCGGTCATGCGCACTCCTTCTATTCGGCAAAGCTGCCCCGATGGGGACAGCCGGCGAAGAGTGCGCGACTCAGCTCCCTAGTGTCGCCTCCTACGCGTCGAGCCTGCGGGCTTCGCCTCGGCCTCTCACCGGTACACCCGCTCTCGATCCGATATGGGAGCAGTACGACGACCCGCGCCCGCTGTGCACCCGCCTCGTTCGCCCCTCTGCCCACAGAGGCATCACGCCGGAGCCTCATCACACGAGGGGGTCCGCTGTACCTTAGGAATCCGGGTGAAACCTCCCATTCCGGACTCGATCGCGCCTTCACTGGTGAACTTGTCGGGGTAGGATTCAATGCTCTTGAGCTGCCCATAGTCGCGCCACCACTGTTCTCCTGTGCGGTCCACGAAGCGAAGGGAGACAACTATCAGCGTGTCCGGCTCCGGTTGCTGCTTCCACCCGTCATTGGACGGTAGGACAGCGATAGGACTCTTCGGTGGGCTTTCCGGATCGCGCCCTGAAGTCCTGTAGCGCCAAGTGCTGGGGTCGAGAACGAGGTCGGAACAGGGCGGCAGATCGGGCAGGACCAGGGAATACACGACGTTGAGGTCGAGGGCATCCGGCGCGCCGTTATGGGCCTCAAAGAACAAGTCGAGTTCCGAGACCGGATCTGGTGAGCGGTTCATAACGTGCAGCTGTATTCCGCCGTCCTGCGCGTAGTCGACCCAGGTCGATACACGCGAGGCTTGGCTGCGTGCTTCCTTCTCGGCGTCGTCTCGTGACTGCTCCAGCTGGTCCCTCGACACCATCGCCCCGAAGTACGTTGCAATGCCGGTGAACAGCAGGGTGCCGATACCGGCCAC